TAACATGCATATCAAATTTAGAAGCATCTAAACCAATTGCGACTGGATTTATAAAACGACTCCACTTATCATGAAGGATCTGTGCTGATATATCAGCATTAAACCCTTTAATAACAGTAGCGGAAGTACGTTTACCAAACGCCTTGTTGATAGCATTAAAGTAATGGTGTTCGGAATGTTTTAAAAACCTTCCGAGTTCAAGATTATACCTAGGGCTACGAGGATTAATAATCCGACCAGCCTTACTCACATCTTGTTTGCCAAACTTCACAAATGAAGTAAGAAATGAATCTTTCTCAACCAAAGGGTCGAGAATTAAACTCTCATGCGCTTTAGTATACACACGTTTTTTAGGTCCATGATAACAGTCAACAACTTGTTGGCGTTCAAGCCTAGGTAAACGTGGCATATCAGCAGCAACGATAGTTCGAAATTCTTTCAAAAACTTAACATTATATGCAGTTGGCGAGACATTATAAGCGGGGCGATACGAGCCATCATCTTGTTTACAAAGAAAATAGCGTTCAACCATAGCACGCTCAATAACATCTATATTGTTATGACATACGCCCAAATTGTGATTTGAGCCAAGTCCAGTAGTAACAACAAATTTCCTGGCCTTGTAAGGTTCCCCATTACGGTTGACGCACAATTTGCCCATGCACTGTGTTTTAACCTGTTCTAAAAGAGCAGGTTCAACACTTGCAGATGAACCATCAACCAAAACTGGGCCACCTCAATAGTATGTAGCGGAAACAAAGGCAGAACACCTTCGCTCACGCAACAACCACTGTGGGGCACGGTCTCTGAATGTTGAAACGCTATTAAGACAGTGCTCATTAAAATATGCATCCATAGTTGTATCAAAGTGAGATACGGCATCTACGTTACGGATGTTTGACTTCCTACATTTAAGGAAATACGCATTTTTAATGAGCAAAACGTTTGCATCATTCTTGGGTAGTAAAGTGTGTCGACTTTGCAGCCACACAGCCATCGCAGCAGAGAATTTTGGTATATTCTTAGCGCGACGTGCAAGATACTGATGATTCTGGAACCTCTCTAATAAGAGTTCAACTGTTTCAGCCTCCTTCTTGCCTTTACAAGTGGTCATATCATAACCAGTGGCAGCATAAATATCTGCCACACATTGGTCAACACATGTATCATGTGTATATGAACCATTAAGTACGATCATACAATTTCGTACTTCATCACGTCGAAGATGATATTCACGAGCCTCCTTCAAACTATTGGTATCAATGCAACAAACTGCAGATACAAAGGAATTGGTATAAATATTATACCTCTTTTCAGCCCACCATGCACTCCAAGTTAGACTTGGTTCAACATTGTATACATCTCTCAACATGACATTTTCACGAGGATAATCAAC